AGGCAGCTTATGAAGCTAGAGACAGAGCCATGTCTAAATTTAATTTATCAGAGGATGATCTACCATACTTTAGAACTTTACACTCACTCGCTTTTAGAAGACTTGGCATTAGAAAAGATGAAGTTATGCAACGTAGACATTATGAAGATTTAGGTAAAAAGATGGGACTAATAGTAGATTATCACGAGTATGATAACGAACACTCAGGATTGTTTACAACTAAAAGTGATTTACTACGCATAGTTCAACTAGCTAAACTACGAGGAATCACACCGGAACAACAATTTAATTTAAAAGAACATACACAAGATGTGTCAGTGGAACAATTAAAACAGTTTGTACATGATCTTAATCAATACAAAAAAGAATATAACTTAATTGATTTTACGGACATGATTACAGAATTTATTAAGTCTGATAGATCACCACGATTTGATGTGGTGTTTATAGATGAGGCACAAGATCTATCGCAAACACAATGGGGTATGGCAAAATCTATATGGGATAAAACAGAGCATACTTACATAGCAGGTGATGATGATCAGGCTATATTTAGATGGGCTGGTGCAGATGTAGATAGTTTTATAGCACAAACGGGAAAGATAATGCAGTTGACACAGTCATACCGAATACCGCAGGTAGTTCATGATGTGGCAT